TCTGCCGGAGCAGGTTTTGTTCAGTTCTTTGAGGACTCAGACAACGGCACGAACAAAGTTACTCTTGCTGGCCCTGCGTCTACCGCAGATATTACGTTAACTCTGCCGAGTTCAGCAGGCGTTAGCGGTCAGGCTCTGGTCACTAACGGCTCTGGCGTATTGTCGTTTGAAGCCGTAGGCGGCGGGAACGTAATAGACTTCGTGGCTAGTGGCACACTGCCCAACGGTAAGCCCGTTGTCTTAAAGTCTGATGGGACTATTGAAGTGGTGGCTTCGGGAGGCGCATCAACTGTCATTTCAGCAGGAAGTCCAACTGTATTTGAGTCAGCAGATAGCGAATGGAACTCAGTCACTAGGTTAACCGACACTACAGCTATAGTGACTTATAGGGATAACGGTAACTCTGGCTACGGTACTGCTTGTATCTTAACTGTTTCCGGTAGTTCTATTACATCGGGAACTCCCGTTGTGTTTGAGTCTGCATCCACATATTACATCTCAGTCATTAGGTTAACCGACACTAAGGCTTTAGTGGCTTATCAAGATCGCGGTAACTCCAGCTATGGTACTTCTGTTATCTTAACTATTTCTGGTACCTCTATTTCAGTAGGGACTCCAGTTGTGTTTGAGTCAGCAAGCACTGAATACATCTCAGCCGATATGTTGACCGCCACCAAAGCTATAGTGGTTTATAGAGATGCACCTCCTACCTATGGTACTGCTTGTATCTTAACTGTTTCTGGTACCTCTATAACAGCAGTGACTCCAGTTGTGTTTGAGTCTGATTCCGTATACTACCCCTCAGTCACTGCGTTGAGCGCCACTGTAGCTTTGGTGGCTTATTATGATGCGGCTAACTCTCAAAACAGACCATTTACTGCTGCTGTCTTAACTGTTTCTGGTACCTCTATCTCAGTAGGAACTCCCGCTAATGTTACGACAACAAGCGGAACTGGAGCGCATATTGCAATCACTACATTGAGTACTACTAAAGCTTTAATAGCTTTTCAGGATAATGGTAACAGTGGCTATGGTACTGCTGTTGTCGTAACTGTTTCTGGTACCTCTATCTCAGCAGGGACTCCACTTGTATTTGAGTCAGCAGATACCGAATACAGCTCGGCCGCTACGTTGACCGCCACTAAAGCTATGGTGGTTTATAGGGATAACGGTAACTCTAACTATGGTACTTCTGTTATCTTAGATGTTGATAATACCTCTATCACAAAAGGGACGGCAGTTGTGTTTGAAGCCGCCGCCTCAAGGTTTATCTCACTTACTGGGTTAACTCAATATAAAGCTTTAGTGGCTTATGAGGATAGTGCTAACTCTAAGTATGGTACTTCTCGTGTCTTAGATAATGTGGTAAATACAAATCTAACATCAACAAACTTTGTAGGTATGTCTACAGCGGCATACACCAACGGGCAGACAGCGTCTGTTGCTGTATTAGGGGGCATATCCAGCAATCAAACCTCGCTAACCATAGGCTCAACCTACTACGTAAAAATCGATGGGACACTGTCTACAACCGCAGACATTCCATCAGTAATCGCAGGTAAGGCGGTGTCAGCCACTACATTAATTTTGAAAGGTCTTTAACCATGAAAACTATTACACTTAACTCTAACAACGTATCAGTCTATACTTTTGAGAATTCACATTCAGTTGTCTCAACTGCTGAAAACATCACTTGTCCGCACTTCATCATTGGTGACATGAACAGTAGCAACGCTACTATCCATACTGGCGCAACACCTCCAGCCGATTGGCAGGGTGGTCGTTACACCTTTGATGGTACTACGTGGGCCGAAGTAGCGGGTTGGGAAGACCCAAAGGTCGCTGAGATTGCTCGATTGCAAGCCGAGATTGACGCTTTATCTGCTTAGTTCGATGATAAGTTTACTGACAGAGATTAAAAGGCTCCAAAATGGCAACTGTTAAAGAAGCGTTATTAAAACTTGAAGCTCACGAAAGAGAATGCACAGTAAGATACACAAATATAGAAAAACGATTAGATGCGGGTAGCGACAGGTTTAAAAGGTCTGAGTTAATGCTATGGGGAATCTACCCCCTAATAATTGGTTTATTTATTGTGGAGAGGTTATAAATGACTATTCTATCTAGCCTTATTGGCCCAGTTACAGGGCTTCTTGACAAGTTTATTGAAGATAAAGATCAGAAGAATGCTCTAGCGCATGAAATTTCTACGATGGCCGATAAACACGCTTTAGAATTGGCTAAAGGACAGTTAGCGGTTAATGCTATAGAAGCGGCACACAAGAGCCTGTTCGTTTCTGGATGGCGACCAGCAGTCGGCTGGTGCTGTTGCTTGGCTCTCCTGTACAACACGATTTTATCTCCGGTGCTAAGTATTTGGTTCTCCGTTCCAGAAGTTGACAGCTCGCTACTAACGCCTGTTTTGATGGGGATGTTGGGTATGGGGGCAATGAGAAGTTTTGAGAAGTCCAAAGGCGTTCAGAGAGAAAAGTAATGCTAGCTGAGATAGCTGCGGCTAATGCTGCCTTTAATATTATAAAAAGCGCATTATCAAACGGCAAAGAGCTATACGATGTGTCGGCTCAAGCCACGCAGTACTTTGACAATAAGTCAGTCATTGTTAAGAAGGCTCAGAAGGGCGGGGGCAAAGAAGAGCTCCAGTGCTTCATGGAGCTTGAAAAAATTAAAGAGCAGGAGGAATGGCTTAAAGAATACATGATCTATGCAGGACGGGCAGACATGTATAAAGATTGGCTGCAATTTCAGTCGGAATGTAAACGAGCTAGGGATACAGCAGAACGTGTTCGCAAGCACAAGAGAGCAGCCAACATAACACTTTTCTGGTCGGTCTTACTATGGGGTACAGGCGGCTTAGTAATATTGCCTCTTGGCTTATATCTAGCGTTAAAATTATTTGGGGTTGTATGAAATACTTTAAAATAGAAGAGTTTAATTGCCAAGAAACGGGCGAAAACGCTATGGACATTGAGTTTCTTGAAACTTTAGAGCACCTACGTGAGGTGTGTAATTTCCCGTTTACCGTTACTAGTGGGTACAGGTCAAAAAGCCACAGCATAGAAAAAGCCAAACAAAATCCGGGAACTCATGCACAGGGTGTTGCAGCAGATATTAAGGTATCTGGAGGCGCACAACGCATGGCTATCGTTAAACACGCGTCAGCGTTGGGAATGTCCGTGGGGGTTGCAAAAACCTTCGTACACGTTGACACTCGTAAGACTCCAGCTATGTGCTGGTGCTACTAGGATAATATCATGCCCCTTAAAAAATTAAAGTTAAAAGCAGGTGTTAACCGCGAAAATACTAGGTACGCAAGTGAAGGCGGGTGGTATGACTGCGATAATATACGGTTTCGCCAAGGTACGCCGGAAAAGATTGGTGGGTGGAGGCGGGTATCTGCAAACACGTTTCAGGGTGTATGTCGCTCTATTTGGAATTGGGTAACTCAAGGAGGACAGAACTTAGTTGGCCTAGGCACGCACTTAAAGTTTTATATTGAGTTAAGCGGTGCTTACTACGACGTAACTCCTTTACGTAAACCAGCGGCTACACTTACCAACCCGTTTACTACTAATGGCTCTACTACTGTCACTGTCACGGATGCTACCGGAGGGTTTGTAGTAGGAGATTTTGTTACTTTTAGTAATGCTTCTGCTGTAAGTGGACTAACTATAGATGGCGAGTTCCAAATTATAACTACTACCTCCCCTTCAACCTACACTATTACTGCTAGTAGCTCCGCATCGGGTTCTGCTACAGGAGGTGGCACAGTTACTGCGGCATACCAAATAAATGTAGGAACTCCGTTTGCCACTGCGCTTACAGGTTGGAATGCGGGGTCTTGGGGGTCAGCGCAATGGGGTACAGGCCAAAACTCTAATTTATCAGTACGTCAATGGACTCAAGATAACTTTGGAGAAGACCTTATATTTGGCCCCCGTGGAGGCACTTTGTTTCTATGGGATGCTTCCGTAGTTAACAATTTAACAACTAGAGCCGTGGCTTTATCCAGTATAAGCGGGGCTTCTAACGTACCTACTTTGCAAAATTTTACACTAGTATCTGACATAAGTAGATTTGTATTTTGTTTAGGGTGTAACGAGTTAGGGTCAACAACCTTAAATCCTATGCTCATACGTTGGTCAGACCAAGAAGACGCTACAAACTGGACACCTTCAGCAACTAACCAAGCGGGTGACTTGATACTATCTAACGGTTCTCAAATAGTTTCAGCTAAACAAGCACGCCAAGAAGTACTAGTGTGGACGGATTCCGCTGTATACGCGTTACAGTACGTTGGTGCTCCTGCTGTGTGGACTGCTCAGTTGATAGGAGAAAACATCTCAATAGCTTCTCAGAGCGCTGTAGCCTACGCAAACGGTGTAGCTTACTGGATGGGTAAAGACAAATTCTACAAGTATGATGGACGTACTCAACCCTTACGATGTGACCTGCGTAAGTTCATATTTAACGATTTTAACGCCACTCAGTATGCTCAAGTATTTGCAGGGACTATAGAGTCGTATCACGAAGTATGGTGGTGGTATTGCTCTGGTAGTTCTACAGTAGCAGACAAGTACGTGGTATATAACTACTTAGAAGATATTTGGTACTACGGTAGCATGTCTCGTTCTGCTTGGTTAGATACAGGGCTTAGAGATAACCCCATAGCAGCAACGTACAGCTTTAACTTAGTTGATCACGAAGAAGGCGTTGATAATGAAGAGGGGGCTAACATAGTTGCTATACCTGCCTTTATAGAGTCTGCTCAGTTTGACTTAGACGATGGACATCAGTTTATGTTTATTAATCGTGTATTGCCCGATGTAAGTTTTGATGGGTCTACAATTAATGCTCCTAGTGCTACTTTGTCCCTATTACCACTAGCTAACTCTGGTTCTGGGTATAACGATCCTTTGTCTGAAGGGGGTTCAAACGCGGGAACTGTTACTAGGTCAGCTACATCCCCTATAGAAAAGTTTACCGGAGCAATACCTACGCGTGTTCGTGGGCGGCAAATGGCCGTAAAGATAGCGTCTACTGCTGTAGGTGTTACTTGGCAGTTAGGTATCCCTAGAATTGACATGCGTGCGGATGGTAGACGATAATGAGTATTGATAAGACTAGATTTAATGTACCGTTTCGTGCGCCAGCGTTACCGTATCCTCCAAAAGAATACAACGAACGAGACTTTGAAGAGTTTAACAAAGTGCTACGTATTTACTTCAATCAAGTAGATAACGCGTTCCGAAACGCTACACTTAATCAACAAGCAGAAGCTGCTAACTGGTTTATGAGCTAATGGCTAATACTTACGTAAATGCAAAAGCAGATTTAACTACTAATAGCGCGACTACTTTGTATACAGCCGTAGGCTTAACCACAAGTATTATTAAGTCTATATTGGTTTCTGAAGACACGGGCAGTGCAGACACTATTACTATAACTGTGACTAACGGCGCTTCGGTGTATAGCTTGTTTAAAGTAAAAGCCATAGGAGCTAATGCTACAGTAGAGTTACTAACTGGCCCCCTCGTACTACAGCCTACAGAAATATTAAAAGTCACTGCCGCCACTGCC